ATGACCGCCTGCGGGCTGAAGTTCCTGCAGAAAGCCAACAACGCCCGGATTACCGGCTGGCGGGTAATGCGGGAATATCTCAGGGGCTCCCTGCCGGACGGCACACCGAAGCTGACCATTTTTAGAAACTGCAAAAATTTAATCCGCTGTCTGCCGCTTCTCCGATTCGACGAGTACGTCAAGGAGGACGCCGCGGACACGCCGCACGAAATCACCCACGCGCCCGAGGCCTTGCGATACGCGATCATGTCGCGCGAGCCGGCGTATCCGAAGCCTGCCCCTCCGTTTACAGGCAGCGTCTATACTTTTGACAAACCGAAAAAGGAGGAGGACGACTACGAGGACTACATTGAATACTGACGCGAAATAACAAAAAAAAGAAGGTGATTGAATTCTTGAAATTTAAAAAAGAAAAGCATACCGAAGAATGGGAGTTGTACGAAAAAGGCAAGGAATACAACTACTCCATCAACCTCTATGACACCGTCAACACCAACGAGCGCTTCTACCGCGGCGACCAGTGGGATTCGATCGACGCGAAGGGACTGCCCACGCCGGTTTTCAATATCTTCAAACGCATTATTAACTACTTTACCTCTACGATTATGCAGAGCGCGGTTACGATGCGTTTTTCTTTTGTCTCCCCGTACGGGGCGGGCACCGGCATCAGCGAGGAGGAAGCGAACAACATCTGCGATACCATCAACAGCATCGTCGATCTGCGGTGCGAAAAGATCAAGTTCGACCGCCTGCTTGCCGATTCGCTGACCGAAGCCGCAATTACCGGCGACGCGGTCTGCTATACCTACTGGGATCCGTCGATCAAGACCGGCCAGCTGTTCAGCGGCGATTTCGTCAGCGTTTTGGTGGACAACACGAACGTGTTCTTCGGCGACCCGAACTCGCGGGATGTCGAGAAGCAGCCCTATATTCTCATTGCGCAGCGCGAAACGGTTTCTTCCCTGAAAGAACAGGCAAGGCGCAACGGCATCCCCGAGCACGTCATCGACAAAATCACGCCGGACGACGACACCCTGACGCAGTCCGGCGACATGGCGCGGAAGGAGCTGGAGAACACCAAGTGCATCTCGCTCATCAAGCTCTGGCGGGGCGAAAACGGGAAAATCCACTACCGCAAATCGGTTCGGAACGCCATTATCACCAACACCGTCGATACCGGGCTGAACCGCTACCCCATCGCGCTCTTCAACTGGTCGCCGATTAAGAACTCCTGGCACGGGCAGGCGGTCGCCACCGGCATGATCGACAACCAGATTTTCATCAACAAGGCGTTCGCCATGGTGATGAAGCACATGATGGACACCGCCTTTTCCAAGGTTGTTTACGATTCCACCATCATCGACAACTGGTCGAACAAGGTCGGCGAAGCCATCGCGGTCAACGGTCCGGTCGAAAACGTAGCGAAGGTCCTAAGCGCCGGGCAGATGCAGTCGGGCATGCTGGACGTCATCAATCTTGCCATCGCGCACACGAAGGAGTTTTTGGGCGCCACCGACACCGCGCTGGGAAACGTCAAGCCGACGAACACCTCGGCGATTATCGCGCTGCAGCAGGCGTCGAACATCCCGCTCGAGAACATACGGCGCGCTTTTTATCAGTATATCGAGGACATCGGGCTGATCTGGCTGGACTTTATGTTCACCTATTACGACGAAAAGCGCCTGGTCTGCGTCCGCAACGGAAAGAAGAATACCTTCGTGCGGTTTGACGTCAAAAAGTACAACAACATTCTTTTCGGCTGCCGCGTGGACGTCGGCGCGACCAGCTATTGGTCGGAGATAGCTTCGATCAACACGCTGGACAACCTGCTAAACAAGGGACTGATTACCCTCAAACAGTACCTCGAGCGCCTGCCGGACAACATCATCCCGCGCAAAAAGGAACTCATTGAGGAATATATGAATATGACGAAAGGATTGGAAAATGAAGCAGAAAATGACGAACCAACAGATTCTTGACGCAATTTTTGACCTTGCGGACGAGAAAAACATGACGGTGGACGAGCTTCTGGCGCAGCTTCAGGCGGATTTCGAATCGGGTTTGAGCAAGAGCCGCGAAGGCCTGCCCGAAGAAATCATCGCCGAGCTTGAAAACGCAAGGAAGCTGAGGAAGGAAAGCCGCATCGCGAAAAGACAGTCCGAGCAGAACGAGCAGATCCGCAGAGAAGCGAAGCGTTTTCGGGAAGTGTTCCCGGACGTAAGCCCGCAGGATATTCCCGATTCGGTCTGGGACGCGGTCGCGGAAGGCATTCCGCTTCTGTACGCGTACGCGCTTTACAAGATTACCGAGAAGCTGAACAGCAATTACGCGGGAAAGGTCAACGATGAGAACTCCGCCCGCGCCGCGGTGAAATTCGGCGACGGCGAAACCGAGCCTTCCTTCACCAAAGAACAGGTCGAGGCGATGAGCCCGAAGGAAATCGCGAAGAACTACAAAGGCATTCTCAAATCCTTCTCAAAATGGAAGTATTAATCGAAATAAAAAATCTAAAAGAAAGGAAACGTTATGGCAAACTACAACAGCATTGAAAAAATCATCAGCGCGGAGATTCTCCGCACCAACGAGGACAACCTGCTCGCAAACCGAATTTGCAACACGTCTTTTGTCGGCGACATCAAGAACAAAGGCGACTCGGTCACCTTTGTCGGACTCTCCGACCCGACGGTTTACGACTACACCGGCACGCTTACGTACGAGGACATCGACGACTACGCGACGGTGCTGTACGTAAACCAGGACAAGGCTTTCTCGTTTAAAATCAAGGACATCGAGGAGCTGCGCTCGTCCATCGGGCTTGCGGATTCGCAGACCAAGCGCGCGTCCTACCTTTTGAAAAACGAGGTGGATTCGTATGTGTTCGGGCTTTATCCGGACGCCGGCTACACCTTCTCGCCGGTAACGGTAACGCCCGCGAACGTGCTCCAGACCATCGCGGAAATCAAGCAGAAGCTCGAGGAAGCGAATGTTCCGGACGGCAGGACCTGGATGGTAGTTCCGCCGTTTGTCAAAACAAAACTGATGCTTGCCGGCATCAAGTTCCAGATCAACAACGGCATCAACGGAACCGGCTCCGTCGGCTTCACGAACGAGCTGGGCTGCGACATCTTTGTTTCCAACCAGCTGCACAAGAGCGCCGACAATAAAGTTTACATGCTCGCCGGCTCTTACTCCGCGATCGCCTACGCCGAACAGGTGCTGGAAGTACAGGTCATCGACCGCATGGAGAACTCCTTCGACAAAGCGGTCAGAGGCAGGCTGGTATTCGGCGCGAAGGTTATCAAGCCCAACGAGCTGGTATGCTGCCCGGTCATCGACGGCGGCAACAGCATCGGCTAAAAAATAGATTGACAAAAGGAGAAAAACTATGGCAGTAGCTTTGCAAGACACAATCATAACCAAAATTTTCAACGCCGTGGATCTGAACTATTCAACGGCGGCTTCATCGACAAGCTCAGAGACCTTCACTTTTTCGCTGAACAACTCAAACGACGACATTCTGCTCGTCATCGACGCTTCAAAAGCCGTTCCGGCTACTTATACCGTCACCTTCAACAAGGGCGATTACCCGACTGCGAAAACGCCCGGCCCGGTAACGGTTTACGACGGTTTCATCAGCGTCATAGCCATCGAAAGCGCTATGATTGAGAAAAAGAACGCGACCGCCTCGATTACCGTTACATCCTCCATCTCCAACATCGGCGCCTCGGGCATCCGAATCGCTGTGATTAAGAAGCGTTTTGTCACCAACAACTGATACTTGTTTAAGCAAAGCCGGAGCTTTCAGCTCCGGCTTTTTGAAAGGAGTTTTTAAATTGACCGGCAACGACGTATTCAACACGGCGCTCGACCTTTGCGCGCTGCGGAACGCAAACGGAAGCATCCCCGCCGACTGCGAGGATTTAAGACAGCGCGCGGTTGGGCTTTTAAACCTTCTCATCGCGGAAAACGCGTATCTGGATTCTCTGATTAAAAAGCAGAACATCGTGATTTCGATCATCGCCTCGCTTTCGGACCCGATCGAGCTTTCCCCGATTCTGATCTCCGTTGTGCTGCCCTACGGGCTTGCGTGGCTGCTGATTCAGAACGAGGACGCAAACACGGCGGCGTTTTTCAAGGCGAAATACGAAAGCGAGCGCGTGCGCATCCAAAGCCAGCTGAAAGGTGTTATCAAAGATATAACGGAGGTGTACTGATGGCGCGCCTGGTCACGTACGCAAGCACCTGCAAGAAGTTCGGCGGGCTTGACCAATCCTGCAGGATGAGCGACAACATGGCGTTATCGCCGGATATGGCGAACTTCCGGGTTACCGACAATTACTCGCTGAAGAAACGGGGCGGCATCCGAAAAATCTGCACGGCTTCCGCCCCCATCGACGGGCTGTGGGCCGGATACATCGGCGGCGTCTTTTTTTTGCTTTATGTTTCGGGCGGAGATTTATATAAGTACGACAGCGTCACCAAGTCGGGAGTTCCGATCGGCTTTGTGGACTACGGCAGAGCGGCGATGTTTGAGTTCGACGGCAAAGTGTATATTCTCAACGGCAACCGGTATTCGCGCTTCGACGGGCTGAGCGTCACGACGGTCGAAGGGTACGTCCCGCTTATCTACATCAACTGCACGCCCGCTGGCGCCGGAATCGCTTATGAAAAGCCCAATCTGCTCACCCCGAAGCGAAGGCAGCGGTTCTCCGCGGACGGCGTATCCGACGATTACGTCCTGGCGGAAAAAAACATCAGCCTGATTCACTACGTCACGGTAAACGGCGCTCCTTACTCGAACTTTACCTACAACACCACAACGGGCGTCGTGCATTTCTATACGACGCCGCCTGCGGGAATCAACAACATCGAGATTTGCTACTCAAAAAACAATCTCGACCGGACGAGGATTACGAAAAACCGCTACGCGATGCTGTTCGGCGGAAACGTCGATACGCGGCTGTTTTTGTGGGGGCATCCGAACTACCCCAACTACCGGTTTCATTCCGAGCTTGCGGACGGCGTGCCGAGCGTCGAGTATTTCCCGGAAAACAACTTTACGGTCATCGGGAATACCGAAATCACGGACATCATCTCGCAGTATGACAGGCAGCTGATCTTCACAAAAGACAAAGCGTTTTACTCCTACTGCGAGCTGAGACAGGATTTGATGGGCAACTATTACTCCTCCTTCCCCGTTTACAACCTGAACAGCGAAAAAGGCAATCTGATAAAAGGCTCGTCCTGCGTCATCAACAACGAGCCGGTAACCTTCTGCAGCGACGGGCTGAACCGCTGGTGTTCGACAACGGTGGAAAACGAGAAAAACGCCGTATGCTTCTCGGCGCCCATTGCCGAAGCGGTCGCGGGCATCGTCCGGTCAAACAATTTTTCGGATTTGCGGCTTTTTGACTTCCAGAACAACAGCGAGCTGATCTTCTATCACAACGGCAAAGCCTATATTTACAATTATAAGCTGGGCGTTTGGTATCTGTTCAAGGATATGTTCTGCGACTTCTTCTGCGTGGTGTCCGGCGAGCTGTGTTTCTCCTTCGGCAACAACATTTACAAGCTCGACGAATCGCAGACCGACGACGAGGACGGGGCAGAACATATCCTTGA